AAAAAACTATCTGATTCTGCTAAAAATAGAAGGGCATCTGAAGAAACTAGAAGAAAGATGAGCGAATCTCATAAAGGAAGAGTATCTCCAAAGGGAATGCTTGGTAAAAAACTTACACGAGAACAAAGGGAGCAAATAAGAGAAAGAAAAGTCGTAAGGGATAATAAAACTTGGATAATGAAAGATCCAGAAGGAAGAATACATACAGCAAACAATCTTAAATATTTTTGCGAACAAAATAATCTTTCAGATTCTGCTATGCATCTTGTTATTAAAGGTAAAAGAAATCATCACAAAGGATGGACGAGGGCTTGACATCCCTTTATAGATCTTTTATAATAAAGTTGTTGCAAAACAAAATCCAATTTATCCAAAAAATCTAAATGTCATTCGCAAATTTAAAAAAACAATCTAAACTTGGTTCTTTAACTGAAAAACTTGTTAAAGAAGTTGAGAAGATGAACTCTTCTGGTAATTCTGTAGATGAACGTTTTTGGTCTTTGACCGTAGATAAAGCGCAAAATGGTTATGCCGTCATTCGTTTCCTGCCTGCTCCTGATGGTGAAGACTTGCCGTTTGTAAAGATTTATAGTCACGCATTCCAAGGTTCATCTGGATGGTTGATAGACAATTGCCTCACTACTCTGAATCAGAAGTGCCCCGTGTGTGAGCATAACTCTGGTCTCTGGAACTCCGGTATGGATTCCAATAAAGAAGTCGCACGTAAGCAGAAGCGTAAACTGACTTATGTGAGCAACATTTATGTGGTGAAAGACCCTGCCAATCCTGAAAACGAGGGTAAAGTCTTTCTGTTCAAGTATGGCAAGAAAATCTTTGACAAACTCACGGAAGCGATGCAACCCGAGTTTGAAGATGAGACTCCTATTGATCCGTTTGACTTCTGGACTGGTGCCAACTTCAAACTGAAGGCAAAGAATGTTGCCGGTTATAGGAACTATGATTCTAGCGAGTTTGCTTCTCAGGGTGCTCTTCTGAATGATGATGATGCTATGGAAGCAATCTGGAAGAAGCAGTATTCTCTTGCCGAGTTTGTTTCTCCTGACCAATTCAAGTCCTATGAGGAAATGAAGAAGCGTCTTGAATCCGTTCTTGGTGGAAAGTCTACTCGTGTTGATTCTGAAGTTGAGGATGAGGATGACTATCGTGGTCCTGCTCCTTCTCTGACAGAAGATCTGCGTAGTGAACTCAATAATCTGAAACCAACTCGTCCTGTTGAGGATGATGAGGATGATGATGCCTTGCAGTATTTTGCTCGCCTAGCACAAGACTAAATATTAATGCTTGTTTGTGGTTATTCAAGCAAAAGATTGGGAGCAGAAATGCTCCTTTTCTTGTATAAATAAATATAACCACAAACAAAGCAGATGGAATACTACACTTACGCTTATTTGCGTGAAGACGGGACACCCTATTATATCGGTAAAGGAAAGGGTAGAAGAGCTTTTTTAAAGCATAGTGGTTTTTATCCACCTTCAAAAGAAAGAATTTTATTTTTAAAAAGAAATCTTACCGAAGAAGAAGCATTTAAGCACGAAATCTATATGATTGCTGTCTTTGGTAGAAAAGATTTGAAGACAGGTATTCTTCATAATAAAACTAATGGTGGGAATGGATGTCCTGGAAAAATAATGAGTGAAAAAGATATTGAAAATAGAAGAAAAGGAAGACTTGGAAAACCCTTATCAGAATCTCATAAAAGAAAAATTGCTGAGGCAAATAAAGGAACTCCAAAAACTATGACTGAAAAAAGAAGACTATCGGACATAGAAAAAGGTTTAAGAGCAAGAGGAAAATTAAAGCAGAAACATTCGGAAGAAACTAAAAGAAAAATAAGTAAAGCAACTCAAGGAAGAGTTCCTTGGAATAAAGGATTAAAAGGAGTTCAAAAAAATTCAAGAGCAAGAAAATTGTGTTATAATGGTGTGGTATATGAATCAATAAGTGATGCTGTGAAACATACTAGCAAAACAAAGTATCATATTACAAAATATGGAACTTTTTTATGGCATCGTGATTCTTGTGTTTTCGGTACGGATTAGTTTTTTATCAACATATTGAGAAGATTTATCATAATACATAATCTTTCTCATATCATTTAAATATTGTTGTAGATAATCAGGTCTCAGTAGATATATGGTTCTCTTTTCTATGTTCTTTCTGGTTTCGTATTCATAATTACTAATACCAACAACAGGATTTAAAGTTTGTATAGGAATATTAGGGTCTGGAATGGTAAAGTTTGAATCTACAATTTTACCGGACGGAAGGATTAATCTTCCATTAGAATCTTTGACTTCTGTGGTTTCGTAGTGATGAACCGCATTTAAGTCATTTCCATAAACATTTTCGGCATATCTGTATAAGTCTCTATCAGAAAGAGGCCATTCATTCCTAACATTTACAATACCAGCGGTTAATAAAACAACCCAGTCATAATCTGCCTTGCCATAAACTTCTTCTGCAACAGTATCAGGTCTTGCACCTTCTGGAATCTGATACTTATTAAACAGAGTGAAAACATTCTGTAAGTCATCACGAAGTTTTACACGACGAAATAGATTCTTTGCTCTTACATAATTTTGTGAGGAATTACTATCAGAAAAAGGCGATTGATATTCTAGGTCGGGTAGTTCTCTAAAGTAAGACATATCAGTAACCTACTCCAATATCTGTATCTTTATAATCTTCATTATAAATTGGATTGAGTTCGGTAAAACTAAGAGATAATTTCATATGAACCGGAGTTTTATCAGCATAAGTAGCATATGAACCCGAACCAGTATAATTCATACCCATACTTGTAAGAGCACAGGGTTTAAATTTGTTTAGATAAGGATGGTCCTGATTTCCACTCTTATATTTTAGAAGGAAAACATTCGGTGCTTTGATGAATAAACCGGCACCTTCAATATTACTACCAGTTCTGGGAGCCATAGATATCTTAAAAATTCTTATAATTTCTTTAACAACATTAGATTCTTTTTCATCTCTTGGTGCAAAATCAAAATCAAATTGGAAAGACCTCAGATTAACACCAGAAAATAGTAGTTCTAAGTTTGGATTCAAAACACTTCCACTAGCTCTTGATAAAAGTCCTTCTGGTGAGGTATTTGCTCCCAATGAATTTATTAATGATGATGTAAATTGATTTTTAATTAAATCTTGCCCCCCACCCTGAGTTAATACTGCCTTTCCAGTATTAATAGTATTAGTAATCAGACCTTGTATTCCACCACCAAATCCTGCTGAACCTAAAAACTTATTAAATTGTTCAGCACTAAAAGCGGCAAGAGGATTTAAACTATCATCACCCCAATTGACCTGATTTGTATCTCCAATATTTGATGGTATTGGTAATTGTATTGTTTGTCTTGCTTTCTGCTTGGAATTTTTTTCTGTTCCTGTTGCTAATTTAAGATTGTTTACTCCAGTTTCAAATCCGGGAGGAACATACTCAATCACACCTATTTCTAGGTAATCATCATTTTTACCAATACTCTTCTGTGGATATCTAAGAGGTGCCGCAGACGAAGAAAGTTTGGCAGAAGCAGATCCAGCAATTCTTTCCGCATTCGGCGATAAACTTCTTGATATGTTAAATCCGTTTACCATTTATCTTTTTTAGTTATTTATCTTGATTTGCCCGAAAGGTATTCTTCTCAAATCACCAACTTCATTCTTATCCACAATATGTAGGGGTCCAACCACTTCTTCAAAGGTATATTGTCTCTGTTCTCCCCAATGAAAGTTAATACCACTAAATCCCCAAGAATAAACATTTGTAACGGCAACCAGAGGATGTGCATCATATCTTACACGAGGAGTCTTAGGTCTATAAACAAAAGTATAAAAATTACCTGCCTCTGGAGAAGTAGTTGTTTGTTTTAATACATCAAGTATTTCTAACATCAAATCCTCCGCATTTTCTGTTCCGTATAAGTTTTTAAGTAGGGGTTTGATGCGGTTCATTTTTTACCAATTCCAAGCTCATTTTCCGTCAGGATCCTGAAGGTCCATCCTCTGTCCTTACAATATTCTCTTGCCGCTTCCCACTTTGATTGGTTTTTGGCATACTCATATGCTTCATAGATGTATCCTTTGGTCTGCCTCTTAGGTTTAGGTGGAGGCATCGTTTGTTTATATGGTTTAATC